AGTTAACGACTAACGGTTAACAAAATCATTAAACGACAATCTCTTTGATGTGTCATTTGTTGTGTCTAAACAGTGCAAAGCATAATTCTCTGCAATTTCTTTGATGTATTTATCTAACATAATCTAACGCCTATATTAATTGAGAAGGTCTTTACTCTTGTTTTAGTTCTTTGATTCTTTGATTCAATGCTTTTGCAATTTCCTCCACAATAAAACCATCATACATACTGTCAATCATATCTATGACATTTTCTAGCTCCTCTACACCTCTTTGTTTAGCATACCTCTCAACTTGTGATTTAAGGTCGCTATCTGAAATGTCTAAAGTTATCGTTTGTGATTCATTCATCTTAGTATTGTTTTAGTTCGTTAGGGATTTCCATCCATCTAATTACTTCACCTTTCAATGTAGTTTCCCACATATCTAACCATTCTGTACCTGTGTAGTAGCATAACTTGATGTAGCCGTTACTCATTCTACACACATAACTTCCTTCGTTTTTTGGTTGTTCCATCTTATTGTAGTTTTCCGTATTTATCCATGTAGTTCATATGGATTTCGATTAACATTTCTTTGTATTGCTTCTTATCTCCGTATCTAATATGGCAAGGTCTACACACCGCTTGTAGGTTACCGATGTAATCCTTTACTTTACTCCCTCCCATGCCACGAGCCTCGATGTGATGTATGTCTTGTGCAGGAGATGAACATACTTCACATGGTATATAATCGCACTCATCAAAGTTAAAGAACTCTAAGTATATTTTAGTGTGCTTACGCATTGATTCTATCCTTCGCTATATTGAAGTACTTCTCATCTTGTTCAATACCTATGAAGCTTCTGTTGGTATTCTTTGCTGCTACTCCTGTACTACCTGAACCCATTGTAAAATCTAAAACAGTTTCATTTTCGTTGGTGTAGGTTTTAATTAAGTACTCCATAAGTGATACTGGTTTTTGTGTTGGGTGTATTCTATTTATAGCGTTTAATTCTCCTTTATTTTTATTATATACAAGCCTGTTTTTAGGAAACCTTAAATTTTCATTATGTTTTTTTGAGCTTTTAAATACTCCACTTCCCATTCCATTACTATTATCTTTTTTACGCTTATATTCTCCGTTTCTTGGTCGTTTATTTTTATCTTCTGCTAATTCCATTATAGGGTAATAATTAATTCTGCCTTTACCAAAAATAATAATATCTTCAAAAACTGTTAATGGTCTATATTTAGCAACTGCAAAGCTTCCAGAGTTTACTTTATCCCACTTCCAATCGTACTTATAATTTTTTATGTTACTCATGCGTAAAGCAGAACTAAAAGGTTCACTTCCAAATAATACAATAGCACCGTTCGGTTTAATGATTCTATTCAGTTGTTCCCACATTAAAGTAAAGTCTATAACTGAATCCCACTTACACGCAGTTGTTCCGTACGGTGGGTCTGTAATGATTGCATCTACACTACCTGAAGGAATACCCTTCATAACTTGTAAGCAATCTCCTTTATGTAATTCAATCATGTCGTTAATAGTATTAATGTAATGCTGAATATTATAGCACCGAATAAACCCATTAGTAGATAGTGTCTAAATTTATAGAGGTTCGCCACAACACTCACATACGTTCTTAGTTTCTTCTGCTAATGTATTATCTTCGTACTTATCTAAGTTGATGTTTAAGTCGTTTACAGTAAACCCTACTTCGAATAGTAAATCCTCATCAAAGTAATTCAATAGTAAATCATCATCAAATTTACCTCCGTTTTTATTCAAGCGTAAATTAAGCTCCATTTCGTCAGCTAAAGATAAGTCCAGAACTACGCATAGTATTGTGTCATTCCCTAACTCAAGCCAAGCACGAGAGCGTTGATGCCCTCCTATGATAATATTCTCTCTATCCTTAGAAGAGTTTATAATGATTGGATCAATTAAACTGTACTTCTTTAAACTTGCTTTTAAATCCTTGAATTGCTTCTTATTAATCGTTCGTGGATTATACTCTGCAAACTTTAACTCTGATATTCTTCTATTCTCTATCTTCATAGCTACTCATTACTTCCTTTAATTCTTTTATTGTCTGTGCAACACAAGTGCCACAACTCGAAACCTTCTTATTCATTCCGAATATCTCATTGTATAGGTTTGTAATTCCTACATTCCCCTCTCTGCTAATCTTATCTGAACCGATTTGTTTTAGTAATCGTTTCAATATACTTAGTTGGTCGGTTGTTAAGTCGTTCTCTCTTTCCCATTTACCTACTGGGCATTTAGTGAATGCTATTTGTGCTTTGATTTTCATAAAGCAACCACATTTTTTACACTGACTTACTGACTTTCGGAAGTGAGGACATACTTTACAGATGCTCATTCGCTCCTGATAAGTTCTGCTACTTGTTTTTAACTTCATCTTTGATATAGTTTCTAACCTTCTTGATAGTTAAGAAGATTGAGGTTGTACTTATACCTGTAGCTTGCGCTAAACTTCTGATAGTATGGTCTGATTCGTAGTAAACTTTAAATAGAGTCTTATCGTAGAAGTGTAAATCTTCCATTGACCTATTGATTAAGTCTAACTTACGATAGTATTCTAAATCCTCCTCGATTACTTCATTGATGTTCTCAGCTCTTAGAGTGCTTATGATTGCATTCTCGTCTATCGGTAAAGGTTTGTGCTTCTTCTTGAAAGATGAAGCCTTAGAAGATTGGTACTGGTTCATCATTACCCTTGTTACCCAAAACAATAAATGACCATTGCTCACTATTTGTAGTAGTTTGCTTTGGTCATATTCGAGCATTATAAGATAAACCTCTTGTGTGAGATCTTGTGCATCTTCCCTATTACCCTTAGTTACTTTAAGAGCTATATTACTTACTTCGCTATAGCGTGCTGCTATAACGTTTTTTAATTGTTCCATACCTTGTAATGAATGCTCTATGTCCTATTTTAATTCTGTAGTATATAGAAAGGTATCTTCTTATTACGTGAGCTTTAGCACCCTTCTTAATGCCTTTTAATATTGTGTGATTGATTAATCCTCTCATAGTAGTTGTTTTTAATCTTAGTTATAAAAAAAGGGGGTGAAGCTATGACCCTTCACCCCCATCAAAACAACTAAGAAGTGGAAATTCTTACTGCTAATATACAATAATTGTGCTACTCATTGCCAACTATGCTTTTTATTTTCTCTAAATATATAGCTAAGTCCATTGCTTCCTCTTGTGCGTGAGTTAACCACTCGGTAACGGATAGGTCTGTACGTTCCATTGTAGTACCGTATTTGTTCTTCCCCATCTCAGCACGTTCTAATATCTTAGCACATACCTTCTCTTCTATACTACGATCCACAAGCTTCACAATCTTCATTGTCTATACTACAAGCTTCAGGTTGCTCTTTATCCTCTAAGTCATTTAACCAGTTCTCAAACATAGCTGATGCTATCTCTGTAGGTTTCTTTTCCAAATCTTTGTTCATCTGTTTACTGATTTATCGTATAGCTTAAATGCTATAATTAATACTAGGGTTGTAATTATAAATAGTTTTTGTGTCATCTTGTTTGTCTTAGTTTATGGTTTTTTAAAATAAAACCCCCTGAACTTTCGGTTTATATACATTTATGTATCTTTTGTTTTCTCCTTTAGGGTAGTTGGTTATGTTTAGCTTTAAGTTATTATAACACTTCTGTTTAAATGTTTTACTTCCTTTAAAGTAAACATACCTGTGCTTTGGTAATATATTAACTTTTTTTAATTCTAACTTATTTATTATTTCGTTGGAATCTGCAATCATTTCAAAAGCAATCATTTTATCATTATGTGTGTCATCAAACGATAAAGCTTTCTGTAATTCAATCCAATGTTCTATAGTTGGGAAACTAAATCCTGAATCTAACCTAAACCAATGCTCAATAGTTGTTTTATTTACCTTAATTATTTTCTCTAATTCTTTATTGCTAATCCCTTTTTTATTCTCTCGTAAAAATTCAGCTATTTGTTTTTTATCTATACTTTCTTCGTTTAATCTTCTCTTTATTAAATTCACATTTAATTTGTTATTTTTTTGATAATGACCTATATTTCTAAAATGGAACTCTTCACCGTTTTTATCTACTAATTTGGTGGTATTTGAACTTAACCCAGTGTACACGAAATTTGTTGCTTGGTAAATATAACCATTGTGAAACATATTAGCGTCAGCAAAAGAAACTATTATTTTATTATTAGTTAGTTTATTTATTGCATTTGAAACAAAAAAAGATAGAGTGTTTTTAGGTAAACCCTCATTTACTACTAATCTATTTAATTCTAACACTTTATTTTTCATATCTACCCCACAAATACTTTCAGCAAGATTAACACTAGGGGGCATACCAAACGTTACAACACCACTTAGTACTTTATCTATATATAACCCGAACGCATAAGATATACTACACAACCTTTTAGCATAATGTTTATTTAAAAGCCAATCTTTACACTCGTAATTTTTTATTTTTAAAACCTCCATCTTAGTCGTGTTTTAGTTAGTTCATAGTTGGGAAGGAAATCCCTTGCCTTCCCAACACTGACTTTTAAACCCCAAAGGTTTAACTCTGCCTATCGTGTTGAAATTAAACCTTGTTAGGTTTCGATAGGGCTTTAGTGTAGCGTTCAAGTAGCTTACTCACTGAGGCAAATATAAAACTAATTTATTGATTGAAATAATTATCTATCACTTCTTTTGCTTGATCGAATCCAGTGCAAACCCATGCATCATATCCTCTATCTACTAAATCCAACAACCATTTCTTCTGCTTTGGACTTGCGTAGTTACCCTTTACCTTAAGTTCTAAAGCTAAACCACTATACTTACCTCTAGGTTCATAGATGAATAAGTCAGGAAACCCTGCTACATATCCTGTCCTCTTGGCTTTCATTCTCTGAGATTGGTACTTCTGATACTGACCTCCGAGAGAAGCACAGAACAAAGCTTTATATTCTAACTTTAAGTAAGTAACTACTGCAGTTTGTAAATCATCTTCTTTATTCTTCATCTCTTACATTGTATTTTTTTCTTCGTTTAGCTCTCTTATCTAAAGACTCTTGGCTTTTTATATCAGGCAATTGACCACCTACCACAAGAACCCAGTTGTTATCTGTAACTATCTTCTTTTCTTTATTCATTGTCTAACATCTTTAAAATTTCAACTCTTAGGTTTACCTTCATCTCTTTCATGTCTCTGAAGAGGTTTATAATAGCTATCTCTCTGCACATTATTACAGGGTGATATTTCTTAGCGTTGTTCTGCACAAACATCTTACCTCGCTTAATCATTCCTTGCACTTCTCTCCAAATCTTTTCCTTCTCCTCTTCATCTACAAATAGAAATCCGTTTTTCTCTAGCCATAAGTAGATTTGATTTACTCCCTGAATGCTTATATCTTCATCGTTACAGTATTGTTCGTATGGTTCGATTACACAAAGCGTTAAGAAATCCCTCAGAACCTGCTTTTTATCCACTTTACCGAACTCTGTATCGATTAACAGCTTCTCGTTAAGCTGAGCAGAGTTAATCCTTGTAGCGTTCGATTTCAACTTCTGAGAATTTAACCAGTTACACCACGTTCTTGGATTGATTGCAAGTTGTTCTCCTGTTCTTACTCCTCTATGAAATGCTAATGTAACATCTTCCTTAGTTAACCGGTGAAAGGTTTGGTTTAAGTCAGTCATTAAGATATTAGCCATGATTACAATATCCGCTTGATCTTTGTTTTGACTCATCTCAAATAGACATCGTTTTAATGTCATTCCACAGAAGCTTAATAATTCATCACTTGATTCTTTTCCTATTTCCATGTCGTTGTTTTTGTAAATGTATACTAATTTTTTAGATGTCGTATATCTTTTTAAATAATTCTACCATCACATCAACGGTTATAGAGTTACCTGCTTGTTTATATAACTGAGTATCTGAGTTTACTTTCTGAGCTTTGTTAAATTGCTCATCAGTATATCCTTGTAATCTCCAACACTCTAAAGGTGTTAATCTTCTTATTCTTTTATTTACTTCAACCCCTTGCGAACAACCAGTATCTACACAATAACTTGTGCCATCTGCTTTAGATAAATGACCAGAACCCCCCTTACCTGTCTTAGAGCTTCTTGGGTAAAGTGAGTGAGAGATGTATTGTTCTGTCCTACCTGCCTTGTAGTAGCTACTAGTTATTGTTCTGGATAAATCATTTAGTTCTTTTTTTAATAAATCTTTATTTATATTGAATGTTGTACCTTCTGCTCTTTTCAGAAAGGCTATTTTTTTATCACTCAAATAATATTTCTCATCTACTTCCTTCTCTAGTAAATCCTTTAACCTCAACTTTAACTCCATCTTCTTAGGGAATCGTAACTCTCTAAATTCTTTAAACCCTACTATAAATATTCTCTCTCTATTTTGTGGTATACCGTAATCCTTAGAGTTTAACACTTGAGCGTACACATGATACCCTAATCCATTATCTATGGAATCTAAACCTATCTGTCCGTTTAAAGTACCACCCCCATTCGTTAGCACATCTGTAATGGTTTGATATGTTCTTCCGTTGTCGTGTGAAAGTAATCCTTTTACATTCTCCAGTACAAAGCACTTAGGTTGATTCTCTTTTATAAACTCAGCTACATTAAAAAATAGAGTTCCTCTTGTATCTTCAAACCCTCCACGCTTACCTGCTAAACTAAATGACTGGCAAGGGAAACCTGCTACATACAAATCTAACTGAGGCACTTCTGAGTGATTCCTTGTCGTTATATCCTCATACATTGTAGTAGGATTATGCAACTCATTAAACGAAGCTCTTGCAAACTTGTCAATCTCACAAGCAAAAACCTCATCTATATCTAAACCTAACCTTTTCAATGCACTCTCAGGTGAACCTATTCCACTAAAATCCGTTCCTATCTTCATAATTGTTTTTGTTTTTGTAAATGTATAGTTATTTTTAAGACTACCAACTATTCAAGCAGTTTTCTATTATCTTCTATTTTTAAATCAGTAGCAAATGGATCGTTAAACATCTCAGGAAAGTACTGCTTTGCTAAACTTGGCTTCGGTGTGCTTTTAAATTGTCGCTTAATAGGGAATACACTCTTCCAAGAGTTCTCTATTGACTGCTCTAACATCTCTGTTTGTAGTTCTGAAGGTAATCCTTCCAATTTTTTTAATATAAGCTTAACAGCTCTCTCTGTGTTTTTAGCTTTTAAAGATATTCTTAGATTTAGAAACTCTTTAAACAAATTATTAATCTCTAAATTATCGAAATATATCTCTACCTCTTTATCTTTATTAACTGTATTACTAATTGTATTATTAACTGTATTGTTATCTATAAACTTTTCTTTAATAGGCTCTACTTGTTTTCTTATATACCCTCCCATTGAAATCTTTAATACCCTCTTTAAGATTTGTTTAGTACCCTCTTTATATATTAGAGTAGACGTGATGTATCCTTTAGAAACCAATGAGTTAATAATTACACTTACTCTGGTCTTACTTAATTCGAAGAACTCAGAGAAGTAACCATTACCTGCAAAGCAACCCTTCTCATTATCAAGGCTACTTATCTCTACTAAGAACAACTTCTCCATAATAGCAAGGTCTTTACTTAACCAAACCTCTTTCGGTATCCATATACCTTTAAAATTTCTTTCCATAATCTTAGTTAGTTTTTACAAACATATAAATAAATATTGGAATAAAAAAATGGAGGCACTAACTAAAGCACCTCCAAATTCAACCAACTGAGTAGATTTACTACTCTTTTAAAAGGGCATTCCATCACCAGTAGGCTCGTTTCCTTCAGGAGCAGCCTCTACTTTTGAAACCTTCCAAGCTTTAAGGCTTACAAAGTAGCGATCCTTCCAAGCTCTACCGCTTATATTGATGTCTATTTCGTAAGAACCACCAACTGCCATGCCTTTTACAAGCTCTATTCCTTTGTCTTGTATAAACTCGATAGGAATATCAGCATCATACTCTACACCTTCTTGCTTAATGATTACTTCTTGCTTCTTAAACTTCTCAGAGATTACTTGTAATTCCTTAATCTCTACTACTGTTCCTTTGATTACCATTTTAATTGGATTATTTTTGTTTGTAATGATTCGATTTCTGATTTTAGCCCCATAATGACTGCCTGTAATGATCGTTCTTCTCTGCTTGTGTAGTCGCTTTCGTTTATTTCTGGTTCGTTTATGTAACACATTACCTCCATATAACCCTGAGAGTAATATCCTGCTCTTTTTAATTGTTGCTTGTGCATCGCTCTCATGTCTTTAAGCTCTGCAGTACCTTTATTTATAGCTTCCTTTATAACTTCATCAGTTAAACCGACCTCGTCCATTGCACCTACTACCATAGCTCGTGCTTCTCTTACAAATAGCTTTTCTCCTTGTGATACTATCTCACCTACGGAGACTTTATTAGCTCTTGCACTCCTTTCCAATATTACTTCAATCATAGCGTTTTTAATATATCGTTAATAGTTAGTTTTGAATCCCACGATAAAGCGTTTAGTTGCTTAATCGTTAATCTTAATTCATCTTTAAATAGTTTATCAATAGTATACTGAGCTAATCCTAATCTTTTACAAGCATTAGACTTCGTGGTATATGTATTGAATACAATCTCCTGAAATGGGCTTTCTGGTTGCCACCCTCTACCGTTTGCTGCCATCTTATTTACGTTTAAAATCTTCGCTCTCATCTTCTCCGAATATACCAAGCTGATAGAATCCACATACTTTTAATACAATTCTACTCATTGCTCGTTTCTCGGCCATCTCCATAACATACCAGGAGTTCGTATTACCATCTTTAAACGATGCTCCTTTTATAGCACTTCCAAATGTTTCTAATCCCTTCGTTGATGCTTTCACAACACAGAAGTTAGTTTCGCATTTGATAACCTCGTAAGCTATCTCTATTCCTTCCGTTGCTTGTATCTTATCTATACCACTACGAGAGATAATCAGATAATGCTGATGCTTGTATATATCTTCTTTTGCTAGGTTGTACTTCTTGTACAGCTCTGCTATCTTTTCTCTATCCATCTTCTTAGTTTTTACTTGGTTTACCTAAATGTTCCCACTCTAATAATGAGCGTGTAACTGGCGATCGCTCTCCTGAGTTCCACTCTTGCGACAACTCACAATGTCTAGCATACTCATTGTTCATTTGTTGCTCGATCATCTCATCTCTATCTAAATGCTGAACTCTCGTTCTCAAAAATAATTCTTTTAGTTTCCCCATCTTAGTTCTCTTCAAATAATGCGTTAACACTAACAAAAGAAAGTGTTTCTCCTGTAGTCATTCTTAGTAAATCGTTTGCTTCTAATAGACTCAATTCAATGAAAGAT